GGGCTATCGCCATCCATCTTGATATTGCCGCGAATAAGGGCAAGCACCTGTTCATTATTGACCGCCTTGCCATCTATAGCAGATAAAACAGCGTTATCAATAAGCACCTTTGATAGCTTCCCATCCTTGCCAGATATAAGTCCTTTGAGTGATTCAATCTCAGCCTTTGAAGCGGCAAGACCTTTCTCAAGTGCTTCCTCAAACTTTCCAGCCTCTTTAAGTTTATCCTGCTCCAATTGAGCGGCTTTATCTTTAAGGGCTTTAAGTTCCTCGGCATCGAATCCGTCAAAGGCGGCAAGCTGCGATTTCAAGTCATTTGCAGTCTTGCGCCTATCTGCTGATTCTCCATTTGCCTTAGTCAATGCTGATTGAGTTTTCTCACCATCTGCCTTTAGTGACTCGATTAACTCTAGTGCTTCTTTTAATTCCATTTACTCCCCTCCATCATGCGTTAAATTCTCCATTATATTGCCACAATCGGCACATTCTATTGATCCATCACCTATTAGTAAAAATGTATCACTGCCGCAATTATCACAAGTATATTTATACTCGTATGGTTTCGGCTTGTTATACTGTGCTAAATAAGTTACTTTAGCCATCTATCACAGGAACAAAGTAATGACGGCAATTATAGCCGCCTCTAGTTATGAATGGATCTCCTTCCTTCTTGCCAGCCCATGACCTATCTCTCCATTCCTCTATCTCCTTTCTTGTATATATTTTGTCAACGTGTTCTTTACACCAAGGCCTTGAATCCTTTATTAAACTACCTGAATATCTAAACTTATCAGCCCCTATATTATCAGCGGCCTGTAACGTAATAGCTGCGTCAGCTTCCATATATCGCGTTTGCGTGATTGTCTTGGCATGTTGAGCCATTGACCGCCCTGCCTTATCTGTTCCCCCTATGAGTAGTTGAGTGACTTCTTCCTGTATCTCATCAATAGGCGCACCCGTCATACTGCCCTTGAGGATAGCCATATTTATGCTTTCTGTGTACTGATCTGCCGCTGCTCCAAGCTCCCTATATGCCGAATCAGATAACAGTTTGACTAGCCCGGCATCCGATTGTGTAAAGCTCACACTTATAGGCTTTAATCGTTCCTTGACTGCCTTAGTAGCCCCGGCAAAATTAGTTGAGGCCATAGCAACCGAATCAAAAGCAGCAAACTCTCTGACAATAGCCCTTCTGGTTGCCCTTGCCCGTGTAAGCTCCATCTTATCAAGCAAGCCACTATTCCCTGATTCTAACTTAGCCACAAGACGGGAGATTTTGACGTTTATAGCCGCAAGAACAGTCTCAATATCTTTCTCTAGTCTATCTATTGCCTTGTCAGATAAGTCGCTCATATTTCCTTTTGTATTCGCATGGGCAGTTGGTCTGCAATAACTTAGGGAATCGAACCCACTCCAAATAGTCCATTATCAGGCTACCACGCCACCATGCAAAACTATTTAATTACTCTTTTTAATTCCTTGCGCATTAAATCCATAAGATCATCTTGCTCTCTACTGGATAGGTTGAAAAATTCACGCTTCTTTTGCTTGCCTAATCCCTTGTGGTGAACAGCCGCTTTCTTAGCCTCTAAAGGCTTAGAGAAGAATAGCGTAGTTCCTCTGTTTGTTGACTTAGCCTTGAGTGATGCAAACATATTGCCTGAATTATGGAGATTAACTCCCGAAAAGAACTCACCACCCCTTTTCTGTTTAAACAGTTTATATTCTTTACTGTATGCCGCAAACAATCCCCCTTTATAATCTTTCCCTTTTAATGTTCTCTGGGAGATTATATCTATAGCCTGGAATCCTATCCGGCCCCATAGTTTTTTATTCTCGGATACCTTGCCGATTGCATTGAGCTTGCGTTCAAATTGTTTTTGGCCTATTAATGACATCTAATATCTATATTTTCCCATTTATGTATTTTATAGTTCCATATTTGTAATTTGAATCTATCCCTAAACTTTTTCCTTATCTTCTTTTTTAATCTCTTCCTCATCTTCTCCCCCGATATTAGGAATTTCAGGCTCAATCGCTGCGGCATCTATCTCCTCAAGTATGGTCTTCATTGTCGCCTCTTCTGCATCCGGCAATGCCTTAGTTGCAATGATCTTCTCAACCTCGGCCTTGAATGTTCTTGACTGTACCGCTGTCTTAGCATTAATGGCTATATCAATTTCCTGCATTAAATCCATGACGGCGAATTCTCTAGGGTATTCAATCTTGCCAGTAAACTTCTGCCCTAAATACAAGGCTAATATATTCAATATCCTCGTTTCTGCAAGCTCCATGTTTTCGGCCTTCTCGGTAAGCATGGCATTAAGTGGCCTGAATTGTATCTCTAAGGCTATGCCGCTTTCCGCTTGTTGCTTCTCCTGCCCTGATTGAAGCTTAGACATATCCTTGATATCTTGGATAGCCTCTTTTCTCCATGCCATTATTTGAGGTAAGGAAGTATGCACAGGCTCGGTCCATTTTAACTCAGGCTTAGACTCTCCGTCCGAATCATCAATAGGAATGGCAACATCAGTAGATAACTTATCAATTGCCTTAATACTAGATGCTGGACCTTGTAAGAAAGGAAAGGCGCATTGTTTAATAATATGGGAGGCATCCGAATCAAACCCATATGCTCTATTATTAATGTCAGCAATATCAGCAATATCAGACTTGCCTATGATGGGGTGAAAGTCTTTATCGCGGTTTATGATGACTACAAAGGGAATGAAGTTGATTATGTTATCTCCAAAACTAACCTTATTCCATTCCTTTTCTTTGTCCTTCTCCCATAATTCCCAACGATCTTGATACCATACTTTGTAAGTAAGCACATCGGTCTTGCCAGTATCCTCTTGTAGAATAAGCTTAGTTAATACCCTCGACCCGCCCTTATACTCCATTTCATAGTCTATAATACTGGACGCAACGTATGCTGTCATATACGGTCTTATGCCTTTATCAAGCTCATCCTGCTTGCTTACACCTTCCCCTTGTGGCTTATCCAGTATCACACCAGTAAAGCCACTCGCTCCGGCCTGCTTGCTTAATTCCCGAATCATCTTCTTATAGCTACGCCCCATCATATCGGCATCAGCCATAAACTCATCAAACTCGGTACCAGACAATCCGGCAAAGTCCCTATTTATATCACCGCTGAATAAGTAGTTATTATATATCTCTACAGCAGGCCCGCAATGATTAGTAAGTGTTGCTTGCTCCAACCGCCTCTTATAGTCCTCTGTGTCCTCTCTGCCATATTCAGGAAGATAAGCCTCTTTCTTATAATCAATGCCGCCTAAATATGAATCACGCAAAAAGGCTAGACGGTCTTGTATAACTTCAAGATCTGGATGTCTTGGAAATTCTACATTCATTTTATTTCCTCGCGGTTAATGCTTTGAGTTGTGGTTTGCGTATCGGATAAAGATAGCCTACGGGGTAAGTAGCACCATCAAGTAAATGTGTCATTGAATCATCCGTATCGTCATGAGCCGATGATTTAAAGTATCTGATTAGGTTTTTACATTTAGGGGAAACTGTCAACGTTAAGTCCTCAAGCTTTTTATTAACTGAATTATGCCTATCTCTTATGCCTTGTTGCTTACGGGCTTTAACTTCCACCCCTGTATTCTGAATAATAGTAAAATCCGTCCGGCCTACCTGTGCGCTCGTTTGTCTCTTTTTACCTGTAGGGTCTGGATAAGCCGTCTTTATTCTACCCGGATATCTTTCATGCGCTATCTGCATCCATGTTTCCGTATCGCTGTTTGGCTGCTCTATTTCGTCTATATAGTGCATCCTGTTTCCATGCTTCCAAAATACAACGCCAGCCATAGGATTGACGTTGAAATCCAGCCCAATACAAAGATCCCCACCGGGATCTGGCGCATCAATAATATTTTTATCTGTAAAATTATAATAAACAAGCAGATTAGATATAGTAACAAACTCGCCATCAAAGTACGCCTCCAGCATCTTCTTATCATAAGTATTTCGAAGGTTGTCAAGATAATGTTCTGGTAATGCTAAGTTCTCGCTTGTCTTTGCCCTGAATACCCCTATATCATAATTGCTCTTTAATTCCCCCTCGCATATATCATATCCCCAGCCGCCTATTCCCTCTGGCGTTCCTGCTGCACATATCTCTGAATGTGTCGCCTGCGGTTCCCTCACCCTTGCTGATAATTGAGTTAAAACTTCATATTTTTGTAGGAATGGTTCATCAATACCCGCTGCCGCGAGATTCGATCCTTTGAGGCTATCAGGGTCATTACCAGAACCAACCCACAAAGTACCGACATGACCGTTATAATAAATAGTGAAATAATGATCTGAGCTATG